ACAATTAATGGTATAGTTGAAAATTGTCACTTATGGGGTACTAAATTAAACAATTCAAGGATTTTAAATTCAACCCTTGTAAACGGCAATAATGTTTCTGAATCTTATTTACAAAGAGTTAGAGCTGACAGGGAAAACAAAATTGAAGAATCAATGATTGTTAATTCTGGAGAAATTATTAATTGTGACCTAAATAGTTGTGTAATAAAAAATGCAGGATTAGGAGATAAAGCCAAATTAGATGAAAATTGTTTAGTGATAAGTCCTAAAGAAAAACTTTCACAACCCTCTTTAAATGGAATTGAAGTTAAAGAAATACGCGATTATAAATGGATTAAATCTTTAAGAGATCCAAATTATTCTGATAAAGGATTTCAAAATGAATATAAAGAAGAATAAATGATTGCCAAAAAAATATACGAAACATTAAAGGATTATGGATTTTCTGATGAAGATGTTATCAGATTTATAAAATCTCAATATGGCGATATAATTACTATAGAACTTGAATATGAGAAAAAATCTTGGGAAGATTGTACAGATGATATATTTCGTATGTTCGGCAATAATGTTGAAATCCATGCTTCTGCGTCACAAATAGAAGATTTTGATATAGGACATAGTAAATTTCTTACCTTTACTGTTAACGGGAAAGTTGAAGATGTTATTGATGCACTAAATAATGCAGGATAGCTGTGGTCAACGGATGATCCGGCAAAGTTTATAAAAAATCATATTGTTATATGAAAATATTAGTTAAACCTGGATTTGTAAGAACCATTACTTTGGGTTTTGCTGCGGCAATTACGTTGTGGCCATTTGGTATTTTTTTATTAAAAGATAAATATTTAAACAATGCGATTCTCATAAATCATGAGGCAATACATTGGAAACAAAGTCAAGAGTTATTAGGCATTTTATTTTATATAATTTATGTATTAGAATGGTTTATTAAACTATTCATTTATGGAAAGAATGCATATTATAACATATCATTTGAAAGAGAAGCAAATTATTATGAAAACAATTTAGAATATACAAAAACACGAAAACATTTTAAATGGATAAAATTTATTTTTAAGAAATGTTAGTAAGAGAATCACTAGAAGATATATTAAAACCAAAATCTAAAGAAGAAGTTAATCAAAACTTCAAAGAATTAGAACAAAGAGTACGAAACATTCCAATAAAAGAGGATGCAATATTTGAGGTTGCGCGTTTATTAGGAGGAGAAGAATTCGATTGGAGTTATAGCGATGTTTCTCGTGAGATTATTGATTATATAAGTGACAATGAATTTTACGATGCTCTTATCTACGTATTAAAAAACAATATAGGATTTGAATTAGAATAATATAAAAGAAAGATATGACCAGAGTTGAATTAATAAAGGAGGTCCAAAATGCTTTAACTGCTTGTGCTGCACTTCCGTATGCACCCCCAGACGCGGAAATAGATCGTTTGATTGGTGTTGAAATGAAGTGGTTATTTCGTGAGTACAGAACATTATGGCAGGATCAAATTTATCTCTTAAATAAAAAATATTATACTACTAAAGAGTGGCGTAATACAAGAACATTCCAATTACCAGAGTGTGTTGTAGGTATTAAGATTGTATGGGAAATGACGCATGGAAGCCGCGTATTTGGTATTAATGACCCTGACCTGAACTTCGACAGATTAATGGCATCGGATCTTTATTTGACACCATTATCTTCAGACCAAATAACATATAGAACAATTCAGTGGTCATTCTGGGACCTTGCAAGAGCATTTAACTTAAGAGATATAAATCACAATTTCAACTTAAATACAAAACGATTGGTGATAACAGGGAGAACTCCTGTTGAATCATTATTCATTTTAAGTCAAGTACAAATTCCTGATGAAGATGCATTTGAAGATCCTTTAGTTTTAAAATGGATGATCGCGCAAGGAAAAAGATCTTTAGCAAGAATTCTTGGAGCGTTCAATTATCAATTATTAGGAAATGTTACGATAAACTTCGAACAAATAAGAACAGAAGGAAACGAAGAATTAGCAGAATTAAAAGAAAAAATAAAGACCGACGACGTAGCCGACTGGTTCTTACTATTCCCATAATGAAAGCACAAAAAGTATATGAAGCAATAGGTGATGTTTTAAAACCTAAAACATTAGAAGATATGGAAAAAGCTATCGCAGCACTCATGTAGAAATAATTAGAACTTTTTAATATGGCAAAATTTTTTAGAAGAAACGATGATGATAGAGTCATTGCAGGAATATGTGGTGGCTTAGGTAAATACACAAATACCGATCCAGTAATGTGGAGATTAGCAGCTGTATTGCTACTTTTATTTACAGCATCTGCAATAGGTTTAGTTTATTTAATAACATGGATTATAGTACCAAAAGAATAAAGTAAATGAAAGCTATGACAGTAAATGAGACATTAAAAAGTGGATGGGCAGTCCTCATACTACATCCATCATTTAAAGAACCTAAATATTTAAAAGATTATGGAGATTATCACAGAGGTGAAATTTTAAAATTAACATCTAAAATGAAAAGATCTCAATGTTTTAAATATTTACAACAAGCACAAATAGCAGCAAAAATGTTGGAGCTTAGATTTAAAGAAGGAATAATAAAAATAATAAAAGTATGAAGGCAAAATTTGTATATGAATCAATACAAGAAGGAGTAGCCGATAAATACGCATCTGCTAGGTTTGGAATTACAGACCCAGATGAGGAATTTGAATTGCAATGGGCAGGACGTCAATTATCTGGGCAGGCTCTTACTTGGATTCATGGCTATCCACTTATAAAAAATCCTAAATCATTTGGAACATTTTGTTCCAAATGCTAGAGCCGTTATTTTGGCAAATGGAGATTTGTATGTCATTTCAGACGCATTACATATTATTCATACTAAAATGTTGGGAAGGATGAAAGAACTGGATATAATTGATGAAAAGACAACAGGATGGGAAGATCCGTTTGAGCGAAATCCCGATCAATTTATTGCGGTCCAAAGAGTTTGGAATAAAAATGCATTTGCTTTAAGCGAATCATATGTAATTCCTAAGAGAAAGAAGGGGGAACCAGCAAGTCCTGAAAGACTTGAGGCTCTTCGTTTGTTTTTTCCATTTCTAAAAGCTGCCGCACACAAGTTTCCTCAATATCAATTTGTTCCAGAACAAATTATGGCTGCTTCTAGAGAAATGCTATCAGACTTAGAATTACAAAGACAAAAACAATATAAAGCCGGGTTATGAAGCTTGTAAAAGAATCTGTTGAAGATATATTAAAACCAAAAAATTTAATTGGAAAAAAATTCTATGTTCGTAGTGACGCAACTGGAATGATAGAATTTATTATCGAAATACATGATATTCACGACGAACAGTTAGACGTTAAGGTTATTTATAATAATCATATGATTGAAGGCCCTGCTATTTTTTCTCTTGAGGAAGGAGAATTTTCTGGCGCTAAAGATATATATTTTGATTTTGATGATTTTCAATATTATGGATTTAAAGAATTAAATGAGGAGGCCTTTATAGAATTAGATAAAAAAATAAAGGAATTACAAAATTTTAAAAAATATTTACGATCTATTTTATGAAAGCAAAAAAAGTTTCTGATATTTTAAAGCCTAAACCCGACGATGACATCATGTCAGAACTTTTAGAAGTTGAACCTGACAAACTAGATGTTATGCTTTCTATCTATAAAAAATGGAAGCCTATATTTAAAAAAGAAATAAATCGTCCAGAATTATCTTCTTTTGGAGATAAAGTGCGTGCATTTAAAAGAGATTTGGAAATAGAACAAAATGCAATTAAAGGAACTGGTTATCGCGAAGGAGGAAGCACTGGTTTTAGGGGTTTATTACGTTTGATTAATTGGTGGGAAAGTGGCAGATACTCTTCTGACATGTTAGAAGAAATGATTGATCAATGGATAAAAACCGTTGAAGTAGCTCTAAAACACTTTAAAACGATGGCTAAACGTGAATATCATCCAATCAAAGAGGAAGTCTTAGATATTTTTAAACCAAAATCTCAAGAAGAACTTATTCCATTAATTCGCGATAAATTTCCCATATTTCTAGAAGTTTATAATGCCCTTTTCCCTGATTATAAATTGAATATAAATCCGGGCGGCGTATCTTGTGAATTTGATACAAAATATTTTACAATATGGTTTCATCAAGATGAAGAACAACCATTTCCTAGGATTGATATGGGGGCTTATCGTAAAGAAACACCAAGAGTATTTTCTCCATATAAAATAGTCAAAAATGTAAAAGATGCCAAAGATTTTATAGATATGGTATATGATATTGAAAAACAAATTATTAACATTAAAAAAACAAGACCAAATCAAGTACATTCTATTACAATCACTGAACTATCAAATATATTTTCACAATATCCTCAATATTTTTCTGATAAAACAGTTAAAGATTTAGTTTATTTTTTTAGATCATTTGGTCATCACAAATATCTTAATGAATCAATTAGTGATATTTTGAAACCTAAATCAGAAAAAGAAATTGAAAAAGAAATGGGTAAGCTTTCTGGAGATGAATTATGGGATTTATGGAAAGATACAGGACAAAAAGAATATTTAAGGCGAGCATTAAAAAAGAATTTAACATTTCCTATAGGTAGCGAAGATATAGCAGAAGCAATTCAGCAATTTCCTGATTCTACTGAAATCCTGTTTCCCCTTATAGTTAAGAATTTTCCGTATAAATTAAAAAAGGAAGGACAAAAATATATTCTTTATGCTGATTGGTATGATGAATTTTCGGATTTATTTATGGAAGGTAATGACATATCTAAAGAATCTATTGAAAAGATATTATCAGGGGATTCATGGGATTTATTTGAGAGATATGGGTCAGAGGGTATGAATTTAGATGATGAAATATATGCCATCCAAAAAATGGAAAAGGATAAAGGAGTTACATATTTTAAATCATTAACAGAAGAATTAGTAACTAAATTATTAGAGGATTTTAATTGGCTTGATTATGATAATACAATGGAGATTAAAAATTTAAAAACTTTAACAGATGTAGCCAAATTTTTAATAAAATATCAAGATGAAAGAGACCTAGAAGAATATATTGACGCATTTGAAAAGGCTTTAAATGAAACACAAGGTATTGCTGATGAATCACAAGCCTTCAATGAATTAAAAAATTTATTAGAAAAAGAATTAGGATTTAAATTTGAAACAAAATATTATAGTGAAAAGGATAAATGTTATAAAATTCCTCTTTCAAAGGATTCTATAATAGAGATCTTTAAAAAGGCGAATATAGATGATAACAAAATAAGATACAACCCACCTTATTACTATAATGGAAATATTTATGATCATCCAGATGTTTTTAATGATAGCTTAAGTAATAGTATTTCTGAAATAGATGAAGGCTAAAAAAGTATACGAGTCAAGTATTTTGAAACCTAAAACGACTGATGAAATAGTCAGCTCATTTATCAATCTGTCTATAAGCGAGCAGGTTGAATTTTTAGATGATTATGAAAACAGACACATAATCCCATTCGAAAACTGGCCATTAATTCTACAAATAAAAGAACAATTAAAGAACAATCCACAATTTGATAGTATGTTTAGAGTAACATCTAATGATGCACTCAATCAATTTGCCTGGTCATTTAGTCCTGATGAACAAATAGGTACAAAATTTAAAATCTATAGCAGGCTCAGTAATAATATTCAACCGATTAACGTTGAACAATATAATAGTGAACCAGACACCATCCACGTATACGAAGAAGCCGATACTGCGAATGAACAAGTCATCGAATCATACGACGGGTTTATTAAATGGTTAAATGATGATTATCTTTGGAAAAAAGATAAAATCCAAATAAATCCTTAAATTTGTCATTTTTGTCATATTTTTTCTAAATTTTTGTCATTTTTGTCATATTTTTTATTTTGGCATTTTATTTGAAATATTTAGCATTGATAATTTAATGTTAAACTAAAATAAAATTAAATGCCTATGTTACCAGTAATTAGAAATTCAAGAAACAACAATCTATCTTTAGTTGACGATTTATTTGACACCTTCATTAGAACTTGGGATGATCGTCAAGAATTATCATCTTATTATTATGATGAACAAACAAAAGATCATGTCATTACAGTTCAAGCACCTGGATTCAAGAAAGATGATATTGAAATAGAAGTAGATAATAGAGGAATTTCTATTAAGGGAGAAATAAAGGATGAAAAAACTAAAGGTAGACTTCGTAGAAACACATTCCATTATGCGATGACCCATTATGGAATTGATTCTAAAACAGTAGATGCTTCTTTAGAAGACGGAATTTTAACTATTAAATTTAAAAACGAAAAAGATAAACTATCAAAAAAGATTGAAATCAAATAAGAAAGAGGGATTATTTCCCTCTTTTTTTATCTTTAAATTTATTGTAGATTATATCTCGAACTTTTATTCCAGATCCTTTATGAACATTTTTTCTAAATAGCGTTTCTGCTTTATTGGCAATTTCATGCGCATCATCATATGAAACCCCGTGATTTTTCATTAGATTTCTCTCAACTAATTCATGTAAAATAATAGCTTGCAAATCATTAGGTTTTAATAAATGAACGTCGTCAATCCATATTTCATCTTCAGGTATATATTTTTTATAGCCAGGATAGCTAGTTGGATAATGACTTCCTCCTTCTACAAATTGTGGAAAATCTAATCCAGGATCTTTGTCTCTAACATAATCTCCATTAACAGCATAAATTTTTATGCCATCTTTATCTTCAATAAGTCTTTTGTGAAGAGTCTTTTCTTTTGATAGAGCATCTTCTAAACTTTCGCTTACTAACTTTTTCATGGATAATTTACTCTCATAAAATCTTCAAGATACCATTTATTGCCGTTTTCATCTTGAAAAAATGCTTTTGATTCTCTTTCATCTTCGTCAGTCAACCCAACATCCTCTTCTTCATCTTCACGAAAATCACACTCTATTTCAGCACCATGTGGAACTATTTCGCCTGTAAAACGATATTCGACACCATCTCCGCTTTCAACAATCTTTAATTCTATGCCGCCCATATTTGTTAAAGCCAAAACTCCGTCTGGATTCCAATCATTTTGATAATATGTTTGTATTATTTTTTGTGCTACCTCGGCTGGCGGTATCTTATCTTTAAACCCTTCATCTACAAATTCGCGATATTTACTAAAAATAGTATCATCACCAAACATAACTCTTTGCCGGTCAATTTCTTTATCAACCATATCTGTATATTCATCTACCTCCGTATATTCAAGAGCCTTTTGTATTTCTTCTCTTGATTTTGGTCTTAAAATATCTCCCAGCGACTCTTTTATAGATTTATGTTTTTCCAACCAAGGAATCAAAATATCTAACGTATCTTGATAACCTGACCAAGCAGATGATCCCCAATCTATATCAACTAATTTAATAGCATTATGAACATCTTGGTATGTAGTTTCTTTAAAATTTTCTAATATCCATTTCATCACCTTTTTCATACCCATATAAAGGGTTTTTTGCAAAACAGACTCTCTAAATCTTGGATATTTTTTATATAATCCCGTTATTTGTTTTGATTTCAACATTTCAATAATTAAATCCTGTGTTTCTTCGGCATCTCCCATACTATTATAAGCAGCCCATAAATTACCGCTAGATCCATTGGTTTTAGGAACATAAGTATATAGAGGTTTTGCTCCGTGTTTAAGAGCATATTTTGCATATGAAACATTTCTTCGATTTATAGCTGCTAATAAGTGTTCTGTCGCGCTCTTTTTATCTCCTATTTTGTAATCAGGATCATTTGTAAGATTTTTTTCAATTTCCTCTTCAGATTTAGGTTTGAAAACATCTCCAACAGCTTCTTTAAACAATTCAGATTCAGTTATGAATTTAGCCTTCACTAATCAAAGTTTATTTTATATATCAATTTTCTAACTATTTCCAAGTTTAGAATATATAAATAAAAATCATTAGATGATTCGAGAAATATACAATCGAAGCCCTCAAGATCCTAATTTTAAATATGGTGTGTTAGAACACTCCGATCCTATTGAGAGCATCATTTCGAAAATAAAAATGATATTAGGAACGAGTCAAGGACAAGTTCTCGGAGACCTTAATTTTGGTGTTGGGTTAGAGGATCTTATTTTCGAAACTCGTATCAATAAAATGGAACTTGAAGAAAGAATCAAAGCACAAATAATGCAATATGTTGATGAATCAAAAGACTATCAAATAAGCCCAAGTGTTTCATTTGGAAGGGCTCCTGAAGGATATGATTATGCGGTAGTTGACATCTTCATAAATAATCAAAAGATAATTGGAGTATTAGTACAATAATGAAAGCACAAAAAATATATGAGAATATTTTAAAACCTAAATCCGGAGACGAGGTTACACAAGCCCTTATTACTAAATATAATAATATGGATCCAGAAATTTTTAATTTTTTAAATGATTTAGATTATAAATTTGTAAATTCTGAAAAATTGGTTTTTAAAGCAGAAAAAGAAGCAACTTTAACATTATATGTATTAAATTTTTATAAACCTATTGCAGGAAAAACACTACGTGTATTATTAACAGATACTCTAAATGATGTTAAAAAGAAAGTTTATAGACAACTATAAAATTAAATTAAAGTAATGGCAAATAGTAACAACCAAAGATTTGAATTTTTTAAGACATCACGAATTCGTTTTAGCGAATTATATCAAGATGCTCTTAATTTTATAAAGGCAAGTTATGAAGATGTAGGTCAATATTTTACAATGGCTTCTCCTATGGGCCAATTGTTACAGATTACTCTTCATCTTGGAAGAATGATACTCTTCTATATTGAAGATGCTATCACTGAATTAAATATAAACACAGCGTCTCGTCCTGCAAGTGTAAAGGGAATCGCAGCTATAACAGGCCACAATCCTTCAAGGGCTATGGCCGCACGAGGAACCTTGCGTCTTACATACAATGGACAAAAAATCAATATGTACGGAAACACCGTAACGATTCCTAATTATACTCAATTGACATCTGTTACTAATGGCCTTATATACACTATAGTTTTACCTGGAGAAGAAATTAGATTAGACTTAACAAGCATAACAAACTATATAGACGTAAATGTTATGCAAGGAAAACTTGAATATCAACAAGCCACAGGAACAGGAGACCCATTGCAATCATATAATTTCCAAAATAAAAAGGGAGCAGGAATTGATAATTATTTTGTTAATGTTTACGTTGACGGAAAAAGATGGGAAACAAGACCATCCATTCTTGATATGGGATTCAATGAAGAGTCTGTAATGGTTAAAACTGGACAAACAGGGGGGATTGATATTTTCTTTGGCACCGGATATAATGGCAAACCCCCAAGAATGGGATCAACAATACTTGTCGAGTATCTTTTGACAGACGGTGAACCTGGCAATATTAAAAGCCCTGCAACTGAATCAGAGGCTAGTTGGAAATTTGTAACTCAAGGATATTCATTAAATGGTGAGGATATTGATTTAAATAAGATTCTAAAAGTTTCGATTAAGAATGATATTCTATTTGGAACATTGGAAGAACCTCTTTATCTTACCCGATTATTAGCTCCTCATATGTCAAGATCATTTACTCTTGCAAATGCTGACAACTACATTTATTTCTTACGTAAATTAAATATGTTCACAATTGTCGATGCGATTCCTGGGTTTGCAACCTTTGAGGACAGATATGCGTTAGACAAATATAATCAAGCAAAGGATAATTACGAAATAGTAAGTGAACAATATAGATCACTGTTATCTACTGTTGGAGCTAATTCAGAATTATCGATGAATAAGAAAATAGAATTAGATAATGCTCAAAATGAAGTTTATAAATGGCAAGGAATTCTAGAAGAACAAAAGAAAGATGATAATACTGTTTATTTGTTCTTAGTTCCAGATGTAAACAAAAGAATTTCTGCAGCTCAAAACTATTATACTTGTGCGTTGGATTCATTCCAACTTACTGATAATGAAAAGACAGCCATCCTGGACCTCATAGAGGACAGCGGGCAAAGAATTATTACAGTGGATAATGCTATTATGACTCTAAAATACCCACGATTTGTGCTTAATCTAACATTAATAATTTATGAAGGGTTTGATTTTGATTCTATAAGAGAATCTATAATTTCTAAAACTTCAGAATATTTCTTAAAAAATACACGTAGAGATAGAATACCAGTTTCAGATATAGTTCGTATTGTTGAGGCTATTGAAGGTGTTGACTCTGTATCTGCCTGGTTTGACGCAGATAAAAATAACCTAACTATTTATGGAGATCATTATGGGTTAGATGATTATGGGGATATAATTCTTGAACGTTATGTTTATGATGCGTTTGGAAACAAGGTCCCAGTTAAAGATATTTACCCCTTAATTCGTGGCGGATTCGAATCTTTTAATAGTGTTTATTATGATGATTCAACAGAAAAGAATAAACTGTCTACTTTGAATATAAATCTAAGGGGAACAACTCCCGTAGATTTCAATTCAAAGAACAATAAAACTATTGTAAGTAACATCTAATGAGAGCAAAAATCATACAAGAAGCAATGAAAGATATTCTTGTTCCTAAAACGAGACAAGAAATTAAAAGAGGTGTGAAAGAAAGCAACAATCCTTCTATAGTTTTAAAATTTAAGATAAAAGAAGCATGTAAAGAATATTGGAAAAATAAAGGGGTTAAATTTGGCAAGCCAAATTCACCTGAAATATTTTATGATGAAAAGGGAGACTTTCGTTACGAATTTGGTTTTAGCTCATCTAAATTACTAAATGGTACTCCATTTATAGCAGAATATGCAGATATTATAGGAACACAAATGGGGGCGTTTAATCAATTATATGGTCGTTTTATGTTAAAGGGAGGAAAGTGGTCTAATTCAACTCAATCCATTATTTACATGAAAATTAATGAATAATAAATGGCAGCAAATACTCAAATAAACAATCCAAGAAAAGGTGTTTATGCAAGAAATACTTATAAAGTTCGTTTGCCTTATTTTTATCAGGCTAAACACAATAATGACCAGTTTAAGAATTTAGGTTACAATTATCAAGGAAAAATCTTGAGAAGTATAACCTCTCCTGAATTATGGGCTAACCCTTTACAAACATCTCTAATTGGACAAATTGAGTCAATGATGACATATGTTTTAGAACAAGCAAAATCCATAAAAAAATGGTTCAGTATTGCTCACGATAAAGATACTCTTAATGTTTCGTGAGATATATAAAATAAAACATGAAAGAAAAGAAAAATTTTATATATGTTACAACTAATTTAATTAATGGAAAACAATATATTGGATCACATTATGGAATAGAAAATGATTCATATTTAGGAAGCGGAACAATTTTTAAAAATGCACTTAAAAAATATGGAAAAGAAAATTTTAGAAGAGATATTTTAATAGAGTGCGAAATAAATAACAATCTTATTTTAGAACAAAAATACATATCTGATTTAAATACTCTATATCCAAATGGATATAATTTAACTAAAAATGGTGGTTTTAATATTTTTACAGAAGAATTAAGAAGTAAATTAAGTGATAAGAAGAAAGGAAGAGTTAGCCCAAATAAAGGAAAAAAATTTTCTAAAGAAACTAGACAGAAAATGTGTGAAGCAAGAAAAGGAATAAAACTTGGTCCTTGTTCTGAAGAAATAAAAGAAAAAATCAGACAAAGTAATTTAGGAAAAAAACGATCTATAGAAACAAAACAAAAACTTTCAAAATCTTTAAGTGGAAGAAAACTTTCTGAACAGACAAAGGAAAAAATGAGTAACTTTCAGAAAGGAAGAATTAAATCTGAAGAAGAAAGAAAAAATATTTCTGAATCAAAAAAGGGACAAAAAAATCCAATATATGGAAAAAATCCTTGGAACAAAGGAAAAACTGGATTCAAACATTCTGAAAAAACAAAACAAAAAATGAGAGAATCCCATAAAAGAAACTATAATTAATGAGACCAGAACTTTGGAGAATATACGACAAAAAGGGTAGTAATTTAAACTTAAACGCTGATTCATACATCAACTTAATATTTGCTTCTGATATTGGTCAAGATGCAGAAGGTTATGCAGTCACAGACCCATCAGGGAACATTATTAGAACTGTAATAACTAATAGTGGTTGGAATTATGATAATGAGACTCAAGTCTTAATTGATTTTACATTTAGTGAATTGGGTACTCCATATGATGTGTCAGCAAACATCACCTATAAGGATGTTTCTGTGTTTAATCCAGATGGCCACAATTCTCAAGCTATTGGGGATGTTACAATTAATTTTCCTGATTCTTCTAATTATATGTACCCAGGTGCCACTTATGTAGGTGCATTATTCTTAGATCCAATTTCACAAGGCCTTGTTGAAACAGAACATTTAACAATACTCGAAGAAATATCAACAAATATATTTGTTACTCCATATGATACTTCTAATTCAACTCTGATATTTAGAATGGTTGGAGAAGAAGATGTTATACAATTTTTTGATGTTGATCCTCATTCGCAAGAAGTTATATGGACAGATGAAATAATTTATGATGTTAGTCAATATCAATTAAATAAAGGAATTCAATTAAATATCGGATTTAGATCTGATGATGAAGGTGTTTATGAAAGAAAAATTGTGGCATACCATCGTATTGGAGATACAGATATGCCTATTTTAGAAATAGTAGTCAATGCTCAATCAATCGGCCAAGATGAACGTTTTGACACCTTACTTGAAAACTTTGGGTTATTTAAACCAAAATCTATTCCTACGTTATTTAAAGAAGCTGATATTAATGAAGATTTACCTGACTGGCAATTATTAAATTACAAAGCAAAACACATTATACTAGAGCATGATAAAATCATGCCATTTATTGGAACTTATAAAGGCCTTATAAATGCCATAAAGTGGTTAGGTTATGATGATATTTATGTAAAGGAATGGTTTAAAGATGTAAAGGAAAGTAAACGAATTTCTTTATATGTTCCTTATGATGCAGATGGAAGAAAGAGAACTATAAAATATTTCACTCCAGAAGAAAGAAAGAATCTTAAGAAATTAAATCAATTATCTCTATGTTATTGTATTACAAGAGAAACTGACGAAGTTGATGAATGGGGAAATCCTATTACTGAGAATTGTTATGAATATAACTTAAATGAAATTTTAATTAAACTTTATTCACTTAAAGTTTGGTTAGAGAAAAATATTATTGGTGTTAATGCCCGTATATATGACCTAACAGGTGAAGGTATTTATTTCGAAAGATACAGAAATTTAATTTATGGTACTTCTAATGTTGGAACAGAAGCTCTTTACGAACAATCATTAACTCCAACGTCAGTTTATTCTGATTCAGAGTTAGTAACCGGAGATGCAAGTATATTGTTAACATTAAAAGAGTACAATCAGCAAAATACAATTCAAGATATAAACTGCACATTATTAGAGCTATCAAGATTTGGATGGGATCCATGTAATGGATTATTCTCTCCTGTCGATTATTACAATTTGCCTTATGTAGATCCATCAGCTGTATTTTTTGGATCTCCATTTATTGCCCCATTTAAAGATCTTTATGATATTCAATGGAAAGTTACTGTTGAAAAAGAATACGGTGTTTTAACTAGCCACTTTGTAACTAATCCATTATTCATTTATGAAAACGAAATAAAATTCTATAATACTTTTGACACATCAACTATATTTAACGATGACGCAATAGTTCAAATAGAGCAAGGCTTTTTAAGAGATCCAAGCATAGATGAATGGGTAAATTCAGTTGCCTATTCCATATATCAGTCTGACCCATCACTAGATTCTTCTCTAGGGTCATTTGTTTTTGAATCATCAATGGGAATAAAACAATATACATGGCAATTTACATTGATGCCAGATATAAACCCAGTTATCCAATATGCATTCGATGAAAATTATAAAGCTCCATTATTGACAATTAGCGGATATAAATGGACTGATGTGTCCGGAAATACCCACGCATTAGACAAACCTTATTATCTGGACATAATTCACGGAGGAATATTTATGTCAGTAGATGCATCATCCGTTCCAGGCGGTTTATTAATAGGTAATGAAATTCCTATTGGAGATACATCTATTGAATATACTACAGTTAAGGCAGGATTAGATTTTAATTATGATACTTCATTAAATGAACAGCAAATAAAATTAAGTGTAATTTATATTGGGCCAAGGATCCCGATATTCAATTATGATCCATCTGATGCCGAAGTTCTGTATTATAATCCTGATGCTCCTGTTACAGTTATAGAAGACAACAGTGTTTATCAAATGAATGTTAACTACACAGGAGATTATGAAGTTCAAATTTATGGATGGAATGGGCAGAATAACATGTTCTTTAATATAGGAACGAGACGTTATCCTGTATGGCAAAAATATCCAAAAATATTCTCATATCAAGATGCATCCTGTTTAGTTTATTGTTCAAGTACTGTTATGCCAATGGGTGATGCAAGCACTTTAATAGATGAAAATAAATTTCCAATATTTGATCGTCAAATTCCTCTTCAGGGGCTTGAACTTCAATATGATGTAAACGGAAGACCTTATATTTGGGTTCCTTCAATCACATATTTCCAAGATGTTCCTGAACCTGGTTCAATCGCCCGATTCTATAATTTAACAGAAAGAATATCAAGCATTACACCACCAAACATAATGGATATTGATCAAGATTTTCAAAAATTTTATGAGGGTGATGATATTCGTATAATTCATTTTGACAAAGGAAAATATTCATTTATTGCAGAATCAAGCGCAAAAATTACATCAATTTCTTATGTAGGCGATGTTGCTACATGTACTATAGATAATCCTCCATTAAATTTTGTTATCGATGTATCAACAGAATGGTACGTTTTAAACAATACTAAAAGGGGAGTTATAAATGGTGTTAATGATATAATTAATCGTACATTTACATGTGATATTTCTTCATATCAATTTGAAGTAGGGCAAATAGCCGCCATACTTATTTTTGATCACAGTACTGGATATACATATGGGTCATCATTTAAGGTTTTAGATGTTGATGGATCTACCCACGAATTTGAGGGTGTTGTTCCCGAATTCGTTATCGATAATCCTGGAAAATATACACTAACAGTTAAACATGCATACTCAGCATTTGCGGATTTTCAAATAGATGTTAGTGATGCGCTAGAAATTGGAAATAATTTTCATGTCTATTTAGATGATACATATTGTCATCAGTATTTCTTAGATGACACATTCGTATTTGTAAATATTCTATTTGATCAAGATAGAGTTTTAAGACAATGGTATGATGTTTCAGATAATTTATTACATTCCGATTTATATGGATTTAATCAGGCTGTAGAATTAGATATAAGCACATTAGTAATATTTAGAGCCGAGTATGAAGCGAATAATTATATGCTTGATCAAAAAAATATATGGGAGATAAGAAATCATAATACAAATGATTTGATTATGAGAGTTCATAATCAAATAGTTCCATATATATTTAATGAAGCAGGAGATTACGACGTTAAGGTCGAATCATATGATAAATACGGTAACTTAAAATCACAAGTATTCGAAGGACTTGTTAAAATAAATGGATGATAGAAGACCACATGAATTTTCTTCAGAAGAAAGTTTAGGAGATATTTTCTTTTCAATCGAATCAAAGAACTGGAGACGCCCTCGTACATTAACTCTTCAGAATTTAGGAGGGGCTTTAAGCGTTCAAATTTCAGAGGAAGCCTTAGCAGAAAGAAATGTTACATCTGTTGAATACGTTAATCAAGAGAGCAATCCTGATTTACCTCCAAATACATTTAGAGTTAATACAAGAACACATATTGCTATAGATGATAATTATATTTACGTATGGGTTCCATCATTGAATAGATGGAAAAGGGCATTGTTATCTATTTGGGATATTGAATCTCGATAGAATATTTTACTGGTGCATAGGCCCTTCCAATCCGCAGCCCTGCGGAAAAAACTTTAGAAGTTATAACAAATTTATCACTCCATCCCATAGCCTTTAAAATCTTTATAATGGAAGCAGCCATTTCTTTAGATTCAATAGGACCATATTCATTATGATTTTTAAATGACCTGATAACTCCTTTTATTGATATTTGTGGAAACTTTTGTAATTCCTTAAATATCTTATTGAAAGTATCTTCATTATTTTCATAATAATAAATAAGGTACTCACGATTCTTGTAATCGCTTGTGGCAATGCTTTCGAGTATTTCTTCTCTTGATTTTGGCTGAAATAAAGGCATCTCACAAATTTTTGCTAAAATAAACAAAAATTCTTAAATTTGACAATTTTATCCTTTTAGTATTGTGATTATTTGATAATAGTTGCTTCTTTCATGAGGGAATGTGCAATCCTTACAATTTTGGTAATCTTTGTACTTTTTATGAACACATAATTTTCTACCATATAATGGGCAATAACAAAAAAGACAATTAATTTCTTTTATGTTAGAGTGGCAAGGATAATATTCACATTGTCTATTTTCAAAAAATTTATAGCTGTTCATTTTTTCTTTTAAACGAATGTGCCGGTCTTGGCTTTGCTTGATTTTGCTCCCTTATTTTTTCAAGTACTTCAGCAGCAAATTGTTTTGGACTATCGGAAATAGCCATTGGTCCTAAAAAATTTCTTGTAGAAGTTCCAATATCGATCGATATGTTTGGTGTGGTTTTACTAATATGCCAATCGATAATAAATTTAAAATCACCAATAAATGTGTCTAATATAATTGCTCTATATTGTTTTTCTTCATTATATTCCCAATTTCTAATGAAACTTTTTAATTTTCCCGCAAATAAGTTATTAAATTCATCAACAAAATTAATCCAATAATCAAATTCAGGTTCACCTTGTGATTCAATAGATGCTCTAATGTCATCTAAAGATTTTGGTCTGAAAACATCTGCAGCTAATGCTTCGTATATAAATTTAGCTTTCATATTTGACGTGTTTGTCCTTTTTCTGGGTATTTTTTAATTTTCCATAATCTTTTGGCAATGTAATTTCTTGCTTCAGAATAATCTAAAAATATTTTTTCTGGTCTATATGAATATTCTTGTTTAGTGTAATCTAACCTCTCCATATCATCTGAAAGTTCTTTAGCATCTTTTTCCGTCAGAACTCTTGCGATTCCATTATTTCCTCTAAAAACATAAAACCCATAAACTATGTACTCTAAGTGTTTTCCTCCAATAGTTACATGCTGAGTTCCGATTATATTTACACCTAGATCTTCCAATTGTTTCCATGTGTTTAAGAATTCTTCAGATGTTACGTTCCAATCTTTCGGCCAATTTTTTGTTATTTCTTCTGTAGTTTTAGGTTTTAATACATCTTCTGATCCTTCATCGATTTTTGGGCCCCTTTCTTTTTCAATTTTATATCGTTCCCACTCTCTTGCAGAAGCGGCCTTTCCTTCAGGAGAACTTTGCCATTGTTTATATTCTGGATTATCCCATTTAAATCCAGATGTATAATCTGGGCTATGAACATCTTGCATCTGTTTAATTCCCATACGAAATTTATAAACTAAATTTCTTACTTGATGTGGAGTTAAATATGCATGATCTTCACTCATATGGTAATCGTAATCTTCATAAGAATATTGTTTATGAACTTGTATCATTGACATTGCATCCTTCTTTGTTAATGCTCTACCCATTTGCCAATTTCCTGAAAAAACAGTCCATATTTTTACTGTCATTTCATGAATTCGTAAACTATATAATTCTAAAATTTCTACGCCGCGACTCTCTAATTCTTCTGCATATTTCAGATACTTTTCCCAAGACATTTGATGTCTTTGTCTAAATGCCGCGTGAATTTCTTCATCTGTTTTAGGCTTTAAAACGTCTGTTATAGATTCATATACCTTTTTAGCCTTCATTTCTTTAGCTTTGATAATATTTTTAGTGCATCTATGTTTGACACGTAAATTTCATAATATGATTGTTGAACTTTATATTGAAATTCGTTTCTAGCTCCGATATCTAATCTGGGCTTTAAAAAATCAACAATTTCGTTAGCTATTTTTTGTGTCACAACTGTAGCTATAATTTCCCATTGATGTCCATTCGATGATCGTTTAACTTCCCAAGGAGCAATAGCTATTGCGTCTGCTTCTCCCATTCCAGGAATAGAAAAATGTTCGATTTTAGCAGAAATATCTTTGTCATGTAATCTTTTTAAAGTTTTTTCTAGATCCGAATAAGATATTCCGAACTGATTCTTAAAATCGGACCGAATTTGTTTTTGTGTTTTTGCTTTTAAAATATCGTCTATGGATTCGTTTACGAACATATATTGATTTTTATTTTATTTATTCAATTATCCAACAGGATAAGGGCTAAATCCTGGAAATCCATATGTTTTAGCTCCAGTAGGTGTAAAATCTTTAAATAAGAATGCAATCCAAGGCAAATTAGTAAGCTTTAAATTTTGATATTTAGGGAAAGGATCCTTTGTAACTATTGTTGGCATCGCTGCTTTTAAAGCCAATTTATATTTCTTCCAATTAACAACTGAGTTCTGCATTTTGTTATTGAAATTTTTGGACATAAAATCATCACTTTTTATTTTAAACTTTTCAACAATTGGATTTAAAACTCCAGTGTTTATGTTGTCATTTAATTCGTCCTTTATTAAAATTACTGGTTTAGGATTTTTAACAGTTAATGCAAAACTTGCAGAGTTTGGTTTTGTGGAAATAGGAAGAGGTGCTAGCATTGGATCTATTTTTGCAATCATTTGATCTAATTTTTCGAATTGTTTATTTATTGCTTCTTCAGATTTTTGTATAGCTTTTATTGTAGGATCAGGAAAATCTTTCACAGGCATTCCAGAATATGCATCATAAACAATTTTATACTTAGTCTCTAATGTAAATCGATTTAATTTGATAGTAGCAATTCGTTCAGTTAAAATTAGATTTTGCTCAGTCCACGCAGCAAGTTGTTTAACATAAATAACTTCACTATCTTCTAAAGTTCTATCTCTTTTTGGTTTATTTTCTTTGTGTTCACGTTTTCTTTTAGAGACGTCATCTAATTCAACAGTTAAATTGTCTATTTCAGCTTTAGTTTTATCTAAATATCCCTTTAATGTTACCTGTTTAAATTCTTTTAACCCCTTAGTTAAAGGTTTCTTTAGCGCTTCTACATTTTTTCTAATAATTGTTGCGGGATCAGCAACAGGAACGTGGTGTTCTGAAGATAAATTTCCAAATAAAACCCATGGAAATGGATAAATTCCTGTAATGGAAATACCTAAAACAATAAATCCCCAATTTAATGCAAACGCCTTAATAGGAATATAAACAACCGGAAATGGGATAGGACCTATTGGAGGCGGTAATCCTGTAGACCATGATTGTGCTGGATTAGTAATCCCAATTAATGTTGCAATCGCACAATATTTTAACCAATATTTCATATCTCCAAACCCATATTCTGATGCAGTAAAATCATCATCCTCAGGTTTGGGGCATGTTCGTTCTTTTCCTATTCCATAAAATCTATATTTGTCGTTATCAATATCGATAATTGAATATGTTGTAAAAGAATTCCCAAGGTCATCAAGTTCTTTCATCACTTGATCTATTTCCTTTGGAATTTCATCATATCGTTTCCATAAAATATTACAAAAATTCTGTATGTAATTTCCTTCTTTTTCAGTTGCCTGATATTTGTTTAATTTTGTTTCGTATTTATTTTCTATCATTTGTTTAATTTGAAGAGAAAAATTAAACATAAACATTATTCGTTTAATTAAAGATGTTTTATCTGTTTCAGACATATTTTTGTTTTTCTTTCCCAAAGAAATTACATATGCCTCAACGTCCGAAACTTGATTATTGGATTTGTACCGATTGTTCATTTCTTTGAAAAAATCAGGAGTCACGTGAAAGAATGTTCCCTTAGCTAATTTTTGACAATAATCATTGATTCTTCCGGCTAATTTCTTTTCATCCCATTTATCAACGAAATATCTTTCAACCATGAATTTATAAATCTCATCTCTAAACGGAATTAGTGTTTTGCTTTGATCGAAATTGGCCATAAGTTGGCCATAAAGATCAAAATAATATTCTAGTAAAGCAAACTCAGATTCTTTTGGGAGTGTAACTTCAGATTGATTTATTGCTGTTGAATATATTATTTTTAATTGACCATAAAATTTGTCATCTTCTTTGTCCACTTCTTCTTTAATCTTGTAAAGCTCTTCATTGTTGGCTTTTTTCTTTACATTATCTTCACCCGTTATTTTTTGAATATTTTTATCATAACTCTTTTTGACATTTTCTAATTGTTTTTGAGCTACACCCCATCTTTCTGTAATACCACCCTTTGAAAATAATATCTTTAGGCGTTCAGCCGCACTTATAGAAGCATCAATAAGTGGAGAACTCTTTAACATTATAGGAAACATAGAATTGACATAGTAATCTTTCAAAAAATACTTTGTATCATTTAACTCTTGATATAGGTCTTGACTTTTTTGCATTAACTCTTCAAGGTAAGTACTCTCAGGATC